TTGTTATGTTCTGTAAGTTTGTACCTGTACGCCACGGTGATTCTCTCGAAGACCATCTACCTGTTTCTGTACCTGCTACGTTGTAAGAACATCTTATTCTTCCATCTGTGTCACGCTTAGAGCTAAGGACTGCAAGGTTTTTATCTATGTCACGCAACGCCAGGATAGTTCTGCAAAAAGGTCTTGCTCTTGGATAAGATTCTGCCAATGATTCCAAAGCGTCGCGATCAGTAGATATCTTTTGTCTACCTTTCTTGTATGAAACTACAGGTGGTAAATTAAGATCTTCATATAATAATTTTTTAAGTTGGGTAGGACTGTTATGATTTAAATCTTTACCAGACACAGCTTGTGAAAACAAATGTATCATTCTTTCTAAGCGTAATCTTTTTTCTTGTAAAGGTTTTCTAATTGCTTTTACTTTATCTTCGTCAACACGTAGACCACGCATAGTCATAGCCATGGCTGGTTTTAAACTTTGTATTTCAAAACCATACGTACGTCTGGTAGTCTCATCAAATTCTTTTTCTATCTTCTCCCATATCTCTTGGGTAAGTGTGCAGTCCAATGCACAGTAGATCCAGTTAATCTGATCGTCGTTGTATGGTGATAAGTCTAGATTATTATTACTTACTTTTATCATCTGCCAACTCTCCTGCGATTGCAGAGTATCCTACCATATCTACATAAGTATCTTTTGTAGGGTTAGGTGATTTAGTTCTTGCAACTTTTAATAATAACATAAGCATAGCAACATCATGTGCAGTAATATTTTTATCTAAATATACTGACCATAGGTTTGCAATGTTTGTGTGATTAGTTTGTTTGTCTCCGTATTCTTTCTCTCTTGGCCCTCTTAATATCTTCAAGGCTTCTTTCAAGTTTTCTTCTATATTTACTACCATAAAATTTCTCCATCAATTTATATATTTCTTTTCGAGTAGTCTTGTCATCTAAGTCTGCGAGGTCACAGATTAAATTAAAATTACTATCCTCGTTTGTTTCATTCAGCCACTCCCATGCGGCTAAATGTGCTTTCTTATCTTCTTTTCCTTTACCTTCGTAAACTAAATCTTGTAGGACTTGATCCAACACTGCACGCCACATGCGTACTATGTTCTCGTGTTCTTCCCACTTCTCGTCTACATCTTTGGCAGAGAAGTAATTTGGTCGCTTCATTATTCATCGGCTTTCGTGCTGTGTGAAAACTTGGCTAGAGTTTTCCATGCACCCTCGTTAGTGTATATGGAGCCTAAGAAGCCTAAACCTTTTTCCATTTCTGGTTGCAAAGCATGTTGTGCATGCATCGTGTCATGCACTATACCCTTTACATTTATATTCTTTTTATATGTCAACCAAGACACATCATAAGATTGATTCTGTGCTACCTTTGTAATGCGTTCATCTTCTAATAATTCTTTAACCCAATCCCACGCTTTTGTTTCATCATCTTTCTTCCAGTATCCATATGTAAATGGTACGACAATGGCATGGGTCGAAGAGGGGGCAAACCCAATACAAGTTATCTGCCCACCAGCTGTTTCTATATCGAATGCCAAAGGATGTTTCGCGTTATCTCTTCTAATGAAGTCTTGTTTAAATTTATCTAAGTCGTTTATACTCGGTTCGATCCAGAGTTCTCTTTCTATATTTACTTATGTCTTTTGTATCTGCTTCACGCAATGCTTTCTTAAAGTCTGAGTAGACAATAGATCTCAATGCGTAGTTCTTTGAGACACTCGACAGGGCATACGATGGAACTATTTTTATTTCATCATTGATGTGTGAGGTGTTAGAGGAGATGAGCGCCCCTCTATAAGTTCCAATTTTGTCATACCCTGTGAATGCCCACAATGATATCGCACCCAGTGCTATAATAACATTAGGTTTGACCTCATTGATTTCTCTGTACAGCCTCTCCAGATGTGGTTGCGTCTCCTGTTTTAGAAACCCTAACGTTGAGGACGGATAGGGTGTTCGCCACTCTGTTCCTTTGCACAAAGCCTTGTATTCACTTCTCTTGTGAAAAAAGTTTTGTAAGTTTTCCTGTGCTGGTCGTCTTTGAAAGACGTGGGTGAGCATGCATTCTTCCAGCTGTATCCCTGCTAGTTTACATACCTTGCCTAGTAGATAATCGCCTGCAAGTATTTTATTTAAACGAACCTCATTGACTGTTGGATAATCCATGACGATTGCAATCTTTGCACCATCTACAATCTGCGAAGCTATGTTCTTGTGTACTGCATACTCACCCATAATACTACGCCGCCTTGTTGATTATTCTTTTAATCGAAGCTTGTAGTATGTCTTTGTTTCGGCCCACCATTTCGTGTTTCACAACACCAGAAAATGATTGACCAATGCTTTGCTCTAGCATTTCGCCAAAGTTAGCACCACTCATACCGAGTGTTTTAGTTAGGAATTTCTTGATAGAAATTACAGGGTTGCCCTGTCCTAACGCTCTTGAAGTTGCCCAGAACTCCATTCTGGTTGGCTCACAGTGATCTAAATCACTATCCGTGATCTCTGATTCCAAGACAGCATTTGCCTTGACGTTCAGTCTCACGATTTCGTTTTGGTTTTCACCGACTTTATCCGTACGATAAGACGTGATAACGAAGTCGTAGCTACCCTCTGGTAAGGGCATCTGCTCCTGTACGTCATCTGGATTCATCGATAAAAAGTCTGAAATATCAGCCATTAATTACCTCCTTTGTTTAAGTTAATTACATTGTCGGCTGACAACTTTTTGCGTGCATTAGTTTGTATTGCACTGAACAACTTAGCTAGATCTAACTCAGTTGTCTGACCAATAAGACTTGGTGCAGTAACTTTAAGATCCATTCTGTGATCAGATACAGTACGTAATGTACGCTCGGTTCCTTTGCTAGAAGAACGTGTATCAATTCTGCATACACAGTTGAAGTATCTGCCTAGCTTTGTAGATAGTTTAGAACCTACGCTAGTTGGGTACGCTTTGGACACGCCCATATCTCCTTCCATGTATTGCATATGCGTTGTAACAACCACGTTACAAGGCACTTCCGATCCTGTTATGTACTGTATGATATGTTGTACATCACGAGCCGCCGTTCCCCATTCGGGTTGCGACGCTTGATCTGTTGACTTCTTATTATTGAAGACAAGAGCAGCACGAAGTGCAGCCTCACCCATCAATGTTAAGCTGTCGATAACCAACACATCTTTGTTAGTCCATTTAGAAACAGGGCCGTATTCTTCATCTTCATCTTTCCAATTAGAAATTAAAGTTGCACCCTTACGAAACGCCTCCGCTTTACCCATAGGATCTTTCAACGAAACATAAGAAACGTTGTTGACACCTGTGTCTGTTAAGAACTCGGGCAAAATGTCTAAGCCGTTGTCAAAATCTAAGATACGTAACTTGTATCCTGCGTTCGCAAGAGTGGCTAATGAAGCCGTCTTACCAGAGCCACTATCTCCTACGAGTAGTAACTTGGTTACATCTACTGATGTATGATTTTTTATACTTGCCATATTTATCTCCTGTATTTTGTAATATTAACATAATTAAAATTTTTGTCAAGAAGTTTTTTCTAACCACTTCTCAAGGTCAGTGTATCCTCCTACATGTTCATCATCAATTATTATTTGTGGGAACGTGCGTGCGTTTGGAAACTGTAGGAAGAACTCTTCTCTAGTAAAGTCCACATCTAATAAAAGTATTGTAGGATTTTCTTTTGCTAATTTAAATTTAGCTTTATCACAGAATACACAATTAGGTTTAGAATATATTTCTATTTTCATTTGCCCTTTTTAAATAAGTCTTCTGCGTGTATCACTTCTGCTTCTCTAACCAGGTCATCGTGTAACGCAACTTCAAAATCTTCCTTCAACAACGTGGCACGGTGGTCAGGTGATTCAGCACACACTTCCCTGAACTTACAGCCACCATAGTTTCCACATGATGTAAAGTTAGCAGGGTAATACTGACTATCCCAGTAGGCTTCAGATATTCCCAAGCTGTGTACCGTATCAGCATACCATTCATCAATAGATAAATTAGATACATTAAATACAGCACGATTAAATCTACAAAAGTGTACACCAGTTTGAACTGCATCGATAATAAATCCCCGCACAGGTAAATTTAATATGTGTCTCGCCGCCCACAAGTATGCATACACTTGATTGTTTGGTTGATAGTTTCTAAAATACATCTCACTTAAAGAAGCCTTTGTTGTTTTTGTATCGCACAGATACAAGCCACCTTCAAACTCTACGATCTTATCTATCCTACCAGAAAATCTCTTACCTGTATCGCCAAAGGGTACTTCAAATCTTTTCTCAAGACACGGCTCACCATTAGGCATAGACGCTATCTTTATATTATCATCCCAGTATTCATCCACTCTCCATACTATTGCACGCAGTGCGGCTTCTAATCCTCTGGCTTTATCTTCTGACAAAGATAGATCTTGCTCCGTAATTCTTAAGTGTAAACTCAATAGCCTCACGCAGTGTCTCTTGTTTATTTTTATTATGGAATCTACCTCTATCTAATATCTCATACGCGTCGTGTACCGCAGAGCCAAAGCCCGTAACCGTACCATAACTTTTTAATTTATACCCACGTAAGTTTGTTAGATTGTATAGACGGGGGCACGCCAAGAAAGTTGAAAGACTTGACGTATCCCACACCACTTGTTTAGGTTTATCATCCACATAAACATACTTTGGAATCCTATCTGGTTTAGACATCTTTAACTAGCACATCTAGTATGCTACCTTCTGTCACAGGTTGAGCTTTAGTTCTTGCCGCCTTGCCTGTTATTCTTTTACCAGATTTCTCTGCCGCCCTTATATTCTCACGAGTTCTTTGTAGATACTCTATGATTCTATCAATGTCTTGTTGACTTTCCGCAAGTTCAAGCGGATCTTTTTCTAATAGTTCTGTTGGTATCTCTAGTTCTTCACTCATTCTGGGTCTGTTCCTCCATAACTGATTGTATCTATTTGTGGTTCATCAAGTCCTTCTTTTTCAAAAGGTTCAATGGACATAATCTTTGCGTCTGGTATTGTAACCAAACCCATGTTTAATTTATTAGATACATATTTACGACTTGTCTTATCAAACTTCATGTCTGAAGACATAACTTTTTCCGCCGCTTCTTCTTTAGTTCTAGCTTCTACTATCCAATGTTGTGTATACATGTGGCTAGTTGTAACATCATACTTCATCTTGTCTCCCTCCTCTCATATATTTTTTATGAGGTTTATAATCTATGTTGTGCATTCTATTTAATGCCCACACTCTT